GCTGGCCAACAGGATAGACGTTGCCGCCGCACCGCCGGTCAGCGGCACCACGTTTGACGACGCTGACGCTACCGCTTGCGCTTGGTAGTTCTGAAACCTCAAAACCCGACCTGTCCAGCTTGATGCGGTAGGAAGAGTCACCGTACAGGTCGAGCCAGTTTTGTTGTTGATCAGCCAAACATCAGTGTCCGCAACGGTGAAGTTGGCAGTCTTAATAACGGGTGCGGCGACACCCGCTGGCGTTGCCCAAGTAGGTGCGCCGCCTGTCGTGGCTGTCAATACTTGGCCAGTTGTACCCGCAACAGTAAACGCATACGCCGTACCCGTACCATAGGCAACGCCATTGGTTGTAGGCGTTGCAGAGCCATTTGTGCCACCATTGGCAATACCCAATATGCCTGCAAGGGTTACAGCGCCTGTAGTGGCCGTTGATGGAGTCAGGCCGGTCGTACCACCTGAGAACGACAACACGCCCGTGTTGGCCAGCGTGATGGTGCCCAAGCCATTGGTGACTGAAATGCCAGCGCCAAAACCCAACGTGTTTAGGGTATACCCTGTGCCGTTACCAATCAGCAGTTGGCCGTTGGTTGGAATAGTGGATAACCCTGTACCGCCACTGGCGACAGGAATAACGCCAGTGCCTGTTCCAACAATGTAGTACAGACTGTAGAACCACCGATACCACTCCCTTGACACCGCACCAGTGCGTTCGTCAATGATCGGCACCCGTGGGGGCGTGATCTGGGTGGCGTTTAGACTGGTGGCCATGATTAAGAATTGGTCGGACTTAAGATCAATTCCGCGCCCATGATGGCTATTTTATTAGGGTCAGTGCCTGAGAGTTCATATACACGGTCGCGCAGCTTAAGCGTCATGCCAAGCCTGCGCCAAAAGGTTCGGTGGCCATACGCACCAATTTTGCCAATTGGTGACCAATGCTCATTTGACCAAGTGTGACCGCCATCATCTGACCAACGCAACATGACTTCGGGGTCATAGCCTGGTGCAGCAAGGTATGAGTTAGTGACTAAGTTGTACCCAGTGATGTCGGTATCCGACAGCTCGTATTGGCCTAAAGGTTCAAAACCATCGCCTGCTTCAGTAGTTAACGTAACGCCTGATTGAGTGGCCAAAAACGTCTGCACGTATTCAGCCACAAGGTCTAACCCTGACTCAGTATCAATATTTTCACTGTCATACCCAGGATATAAATTCAGCCCCACGCCTGTTTCACAGTCCAATTGCAAGCTGTGATGCGCGGTGCGTTTGAGGTTGTTTTGGCCAGTCGGCAACGCTCGCCAGCTCCGCAACCACTTTTGGATGCCGCCGTTGTCGGCGTACACATCCAAGTCAAACGTGTAGATGTTGCCGTTTTCAAAGTCGCCAACAATGATGTTGCCGCCAAAGTTGCACTGGCAATTGCTGCGGTGCCGCATAAAATCACCATTTACAAAGCCAGCTCGTTCATGCCACGCCTGTGTAGATACATCGTATACCCATGTAGCGTTGCCGCTTGGGAATGTAAGCACATAGAAAGCATGGCCTTCTTGCTGGTACGTATAAGCAATTGCGTCTGAAATGTTGCCGTACTGGGCGATGGCGTATTCAATGGCGTGTGTGGATATACGAACGCCGGTATAGCCGTTTGCCCTGTACACAATACCTTGTCCACGGGCGTCTGTACCTAGCCAAAACAGGCCGTTGTCCATTTTGGCAATGGTGAATGCCGACACGCAGCCAATCTCGTTGAACGCGCCTTGGATGCGCGTCAGGGGGAAGTCAGCGCCGCCAGAGTTGTACCAAACCTCAACTGAATCAGTACCAAACACCCACAGTTCGCGGTGATCGGAGATCAGACCAACCACGCCGTCGGGCGAGCCTTCGGCGCTTGCAAAGTCCAGCGGATCGACTGATTGTCCATCCAGCAATTGCGACACCCAGATGATCTGGCTGTCGGGCTGGTTGAATACAAAGTAACCATCAAGGTATGCAACCGTCACTGCACCGGCAAAGTCGGGGTCTGTGATTTGTGCAAATACGTTGGTGACTTCGTTATAGATGTAACTGGGGCCGTTGCAAGCAAAGAAGATTTGAGTGCCGTTGTCAGCGATAGACACGGGGCCAGTGCCCGACACGGTGCCAAGCAGCGTAGGTGTGGCCGTCAAACCGGTCAGTTTGTAGACTTCAACCCCAGACACGACATAGAAGTCGCTGCCATTGGTTTGATGCGCCCACAATGCGCGGATCGGGCCGGTGCCTACGGTTTGCAAGAAGTTAAGGCCAGGGGCGCGATTAAGAAACCCAGGCTCTTTACCGCCTTCGGGGATAACTTCGGGAAACAGGTTGACCATGCGGTTGTCCGCAGCGTTGATACTGCGGGCAACATACGCCGACCCAAGAATCGGCGTTTTCATTAGGCAGCTACACCTTTAATAACTGCAAAATTGAATACTGGTGTTTCTGTGGTTGTGCCGCCTGTCGTGCGGAATGTGATGTTAAAACTTCCCGCAGCCACAGCAGTGACCATCAAGTCATACAAGTCAGTGCCTGACTTTTGGTTAAGAATAATGACATCGGTTGCTGCCACGGTGCTGTTGGTCACGGTAAATGTTGCCGCAACAGTCGTTCCTGCTGCGCTAAACAGAGTAATTGCACCAGTCGTCTTGTTCAAGGTTACGCCTGTTGTGCGGCTAGTGATCTGCGTAACTGCACCGCCAGCGCCTGTGGCATAACCCACGCCAGCTGTGCCAGTTGATGCAATTACACCTGAAGCTGTCAGGCTTGTACCCGTAGCAGCACCTATTACAGGTGTAACCATAACCATACTTGTGCTAGTGCAAGCACTAATATTGCCGCTAGCAACCGTTCCTAAAGCAGGCGCAACCAATGTTGCATTGGTAAACAGCAGCGCATTAGTGACTTGTTTTGTTGTGCCCCCTTGGACAATGGGCAAAACGTCGGTTGTAACCGCAGCAGTGGCTGCGGGGAGAGCTGAAATTGCGATGGTGGCCATGTTAGTAGTTTCCTGCAAAAATGTTAAAGCGTTGACGGGATGAAACAATAGCGTAAGGCATAGACATGATGTCATCAGGATTGTTGATGCGCTTCAAGTTGCGCTTGGAAGTCATCGCAATGCGTTGCACTTGAGGGCTTGGCTCCACGCCAAACTCAGGCGCGATCTCCATAGCCAAGTTGTAAGTGAAAGCTCGCAAATAGCCTGGTGGAAACAGAATATTTGTTGCCAAATTGGCTGGCTGAGTTAGCTCTTCAACCGAAATAAAGTGCCATTCCAAGTCCCGTGTGGGTTGCGGGTAAACGGTCATCGTAACGTCAGGGTAGGTCATGTTGACAAAAATGACCTGCGGGTACGTTGATGTGACAGTCTTAACCGCAATACCATCGTATTGCTGTTGATTGATAAATTTGATGCCGTAAGACACACCGGTGCCCGCGTCGATGTAGTAGGTAGCGTCATCCAGCAATACTGGCCGGTTGCCTACAAAATTACCTGATGGGCCAAGAGTGCGCGTAATTTGACCCGCAGGCCAAGTAAACGTCTGATCTTGAGTGCTAAAAACAGCCAAACGCTCAGTGTTCCATGAATCAATCATTTGATTCAACGCCATCAGCGAATCTTGAGACACGGACGCGGAAGTTGTCTCACCTTCAGCTAACACGCCAAGCAATCGCAATGCTCTATTGATTTGATCGCCAGCGGTATAGATGGCCATGTTTATGCTCCTTGTTCGACCACCTCTGGTGATCGGCTACGACGACGTTTGACTTCCAATTTATTAATTGGCCCCCCCTTAACAATTTCTTGCTGAGGAGGAGTTTTTTGGACGTGTCTTACCCAACCATTTTTTTCATCGTACACAGCCTCTGCTTCTAAACACGCAACTTTTGTTCCGTGCACAGAATGACTCATGTAGATGACTGCCATTTAGCTGACCCGATACACGTTGTAAGTCGCAGTACCTGTTTTATAGAACAACAGCTCGCCTGCTCCGCATGGCGAAGTAGACGCCACAGCGGTTATTGCAAAAGTCATTGTTCCAACTAAGGTAATTCCGGTTCCCGCTACGATTGTCACAACACCACTGGATGTACCAAGGTTCACAATTGCCAGTCTAAAACTAGAACCAACTTTTGCGTTAGTCAGTGTTGCATCAAGCAACGCTGCGGTGGGCAACGTGTAAGACGCTGCTGCTGTTCCAGCAGTTGCAACTAGCACATTGTTTGTGACTTGCGCCACGGTCAATGTTGCTGTAACAGTTGCCGCTTGGGGCGTGATTGACGTAATGTCAATTTCATTAAGGTTGCCGTCACCAAATTGGTAACCGCCGCCGACGGATGCAAGTGCCATGATAATTTCCTTTAAAAAAGTTACTGATTAGCAATCGTAGATATTAACCCCAAATGCGGCAAGCCATTGGTGGGCGGATGGTAGAAAAACCGTAGAGTACATCGATCCGGCAAGGCATCCGATCATTGTTAATATCATAATCACGAATGATACGCAGGCTAATGCCGTTATGCACAGCGCGAGCAGCCATATCGACCCCTTGTGGAAGCAACAAATCAGCAGTGGCAAATGTTATCGCCGACTTTGCATACACCAGATTTTGCGGATAGGCAGTAGACGCTGTACCAACAAAGGTAACGGCAGCATTGTCAGCAGGGAAGCTGTCAACAGTAGCCAAAGCGTTTGTACTGGTGTAAATCGGAGGACTGATAGCCATGTTTGCCAAAGCATTACTAGCGCCAGTTTGTGCAGCAGTTACAACGAATTGCTGTAATGACCCAGTTGACTCCCGTGTTTGTGGATTAACTGCGTACACATTAGCAATCGTAAACACATCACCCGCAGTCACTGTGTCAGTTGCACCAGTAAGGCCGTCAATGCTAATAGTCGCTTGGCCTTGGGTGCTAACAGCACCGTTAACCAAAATCGTACCTGCACGGGAGCCAGTGGTGTGAACCTTAATAGATTGGCTCATGTTGATCTCATCAAAGCCCAACACGCCAGTGCCCATCATGCCGTTCTTGAACTGCTTGCTGATGGTGTCGGTGGGGTTAAAGAAACCAGACATGCCGTTGACCAAACCAGCATTTGCGGCGGGGTTAACGGTGGCATAACGTGGGTTCATTGTTGCTGCATTTTCATTCAACTTTTGTTGAGCTTGCAACAAAACCAACGCGGTATTAGGCGTGGTGCCAGGTGTACCAACAGTGTTAAAAATTGATTTGTACGCGCTAGCAACGTCAGCATCAATGCTGGAAGCCAACTGGCTGATACGAGGTTTCAACACACGCTCTGCAAAGTCGTCCAATTGCATGGTCAATTCAGCAGATGTGAAGTTGACACCGATGTGCTTTTGGCTGGCAACGGTCAAAGTGGTGAA